CGCGCGCTCGAGCTCACCGCGCCTGTCTGACCCCTTCCTCTGACGCTCCCGCGTCAGTCGAACGCCCTTACCGCCGGTTGGGCACCGGCACTTGGCCCGTCGCGAGACGGTCTTTTCCCTTTGATGGAGCCCCCCATGACCCGAACCCTTAAGGACGTTCGCAAGGAATATCGCGACGCCACCGATGAACTGCCGACCCTGACCCGCGACGCGGCGAAGTTTGCCGCGTGCGAAGCGCGCATCGCCGCGTTGGAAGAAGAACTGAACGTTTTCGAACGGGAAGCTCGTGCCACCGACATCCGCAACCGCGCGCTGGCGGGTGTCGACACCTCGGCCGAGACCGACGGCGCGTCCGCCAACGGTGATTTCGTCGACAATTCGGCCGGCGCCTGGCGCTCGACGCAGGATCTGGTCGCGCAGCGCAGCCGTGGACCGATTTCCCCGGCAGTGCGGTTCGCCGAACTGATGAGCCAAAGCCGGCGTTCGTGGGGCGTGCAACTCGACGCGCAGAAGCATTTTCGCAACCTGGGCGAACAGCTGCAGGCGATCGCGACGTACTATCTGCGCAAGGATGGCACCTGCGATGCCCGTCTGACCCGCGCGCCCACCGGCGCGTCGGAAGTTGACCCAACCGGCGGCGGCTTTTTGCTGCAGACCGATTTTGCCAATGCGATCTGGATGCTTGCCCACGAAATGGGCGACATCCTGGGCGCGGTGAACGGTATTCCGATCTCGGGCAATTCGAACAGCCTGAAGATCCGCGGCGTGGACGAAACGAGCCGTGCTACCGGCAGCCGCTGGGGCGGTGTCGCGTCGAACTGGGTCGGTGAAGGCACGGCGGTCACCCCGTCGAAGCCGAAGTTCCGCCTGATCGAGTTCGATCTGAAAAAGCTGATGTCGGTGATGTACACCACCGAAGAGCTGATGCAGGACGCCCCGGCGCTGACCACGATCGCCGGCCAGGCATTCTCGGAAGAAATCATGTTCATGACCGAGGATGCCATCGTCAACGGCACCGGCGCGGGCATGCCGCTGGGCGTGCTGAACTCGCCGTCCCTTGTGACCGTGGCGAAGCAGCCCGGTCAGGCCAGCGGCACGATCGTCAAGGAAAACATCGACAACTTGTGGGCGCGCTGCTGGGCGCGCAGCCTCAAGAACGCGGTTTGGTACATCAATCAGGATTGCGAACCGCAGCTGAACCAGATGGGCCAGATCGTCGGCACCGGCGGTATGCCCGTCTATGTGCCGGCGGGCGGGCTGTCGGCCGCGCCGTTTGCCACGCTCTATGGCCGTCCGGTGGTCATCACCGAATACAACGCTGCGCTGGGTACGCCGGGCGACATCCTGCTGGCTGACCTCAGCCAGTATACGAAGGTCGACAAAGGCGGCGTGCAGGCGGCCACCTCGATGCACGTGGCATTCCTGACCGATGAAAACGTGTTCCGCGTCACATATCGCGTCGATGGCAAGCCGATGTGGACCACCGCCATCACGCCGTACAAGGGCACGCTGACCAAATCGCCGTTCCTGGCGCTCGCGCAGCGCTGATCGGGCCTACCACCCAACGATAACGGGCGCGGTTCCCCACCGCGCCCGCACATATCCTTGCCGCTTTGGGGGGCGGCACGCGCGTTCTGCGCAAGGAGCCCATCATGGCACGCAATTTTTCGATGGTTTACCAGATCCCGCCGGTTGCACTGCTTGCTCCGGCCGCCGACGCCGCCGGCCGCGCCAGTCCGTACCGCACGTTGAAAAACGCGGCGGACAAAGCCTACATCGTTTGCCACATCAACCAAGGCAACGCGGCGCAGGTCACCCTGACCCCCTATCAGGCCAAGGATGTGTCCGGCACCGGGGCAAAGGCAATCAATGCCGTGCCGATCTTTTTGAACGATGCCACCGCGACCAGCGATGCGTTCGTTCAGCAAACGTCGGCGGCCAATTTCCAGACCGACGCTACCATCGCTGACAAAATCGTAATTTTCGAAATCACTCCCGATGTGGCGCTCGATTTGGTCAATGGCTATCGCACCATTGGTGTGACCACCAGCGCCTCGAACGCGGCCAACATCACCGAGGCCACCCTGTTCGTCCTGGGCGCGATTCAGGGGGCCTCAGCCCCGACCACTTACAGCAACTGACGAATTACCCCGGCGTGGCCGCCTTATGGCCGCGCCGGCCTTCGTTGTTTCCCTTTCGCGCGGCGTGATCGCATTGCGCAGGAGATTCGGTCATGACCACCAAGGGCATCTACAAATATGGATTTGCCGTCGAATATGACGATGGCACGCAGGAATTTTTGGCGACCTCCGCGCCGATCGATTTCAACGACGATTTCGTCGGCGCCGGCCACACTGCCAGCTTGCCGCAATTCGGCAGCCCGGTCGCGGGCTATCCCTGGGTTCAGAAAGTGGTCAAAACGGCGGGCACGCCGTCGGTCGCGGCGGTAACCAATGGCCCGGGTGGCCAGATCGCCATGGCGCTGACCAACACCAGCGAAGCGCAGGAAGCCACGCTTTACCAGAACGATCAGCGCACTTGGGACAGCACCAAGACGTTGATCTATCAGGCTCGCACCCAATTGACCGTGCTGCCCAGCGCCGCCGGTGTGCAGGCGGTGTTTGGCCTGGCCGGGGCGTGGGCCAGTGGCCCGCTGAATATCGGCACCTACATTTTCTTCGGCTGCAACGGTTCGGGCGAACTGTTCATGTACAGCTATGACGGCACCACGACCAAGGCGGTCGATACCGGCATCGCGCTGACTGCGGGCGTGTATTACCAGTTCCGCATCGAAATCGATCAATCGGGCGTGTTGCACTTCTATGTCAATGGGGTGGAATATACCACTTCGTTGGCACCGATCACTTGGGCTGCCACCGGCACCCCGGCGATCTTGCAGCTGTACAATTCGGTCTACAAGCCCAGCGGCACTGGCGTAGCCACGCTCAACCTCGACAGCGTCGAGGTGTGGTCGCCGCGCACGTAATCGCGCGCGCTCGATACCTGGCACCATTCGTCATCCCGGGGTTGATCTCGGGATGACGAAACAGGGAAAAAGTCATGGCCTATATCGAATTTCAGACTGCGACGATCGCGGCCAGCGCGTCGCTGTCTTCCGAAGTGCCGTTGGGCGAAAAATCACTTGTCGGGATCGTCATGCCCCCCGCATGGACCGCCGCATCGTTGACTTTTCAAGCGACGCCCGACGATACCAATTTCTATGAACTCTATGACGGTGCCGGCAACGAAGTGACGGTGGTCGCTGGTGCTGGACAATTCGTTCAAGTTGATCCCACCAAATGGCGCGGAATTACCGGGATCAAAATCCGCAGTGGTACCGCTGCCGGCCCGGTCAATCAGACCAGCGCCGTGACGCTCACGCTTGTCACTCGCACGATCTACTGACCCATGGGCATCGCGGCTGGCCGGATCAGCACTGTTACCGCTTCATCGGCCAGCTACGCGCTGGTCGATCTGGCAACAGCGAAAAACGAATTGAACATCCGCGCGAATGACACGACCAACGACACCGCGCTGACCCGAACGATCAATTTCGTCAGTCAGATCATCGCCAACTATTGCGGCGGC